ACGGGGGTAACAATCAGACGAGAACTTCTCCAGCCAATCGGCTCCAATACCGGGGCGGTTCGACATCGTCGCATATTCATGCTCAACCTCGTGCAACTCACCCGTCCGTTCGTCAACCGAATAGCGGCCCTCGGCGCGTAGCTCACCAGTCAGCTTCTTCAGACAATAGCCTGCTACGTACGCAGCCGAATCAAAAGTAACGTCGCCAACTGTAGAAAGACCGAGATTCCAAACAGAATCCAAAAACCGAGAGACATAGAGCGGTTCTCCTTTCGACTTGCTATATAAAACGCGATCAGGGAAGTCATAGCCAAAGATGATTGCATGATAATGGGGGCGGCCGTATCTATCACCGTATTCACCACATTGAAAAAAGCGAATCTTCCGGGGCGAAAGCCTTGCCCTCAGACGCTTCATAAAATCTTGAAAGTGATGCTTCACCAGCGTCCCGCCAACCGGCAACGAACCATCGTCGTAAGTCAGCGTGATAAACGAGTTCTGCTCGTGCAGCGAAGCCTCGTGAAGAATACGCGTGGCCCAATGCCTCCTCTGCTCCATACGGCATGAAATACATTGACCGCATCTCAAACTCTGAGGCGTGGCGAAGGGACTCCACTTCTTCGTGAAACCCCCCTCCGCGGATCGAAACCCGCGGAGAGGTTTTACACACCTCACCGGCCTATAGCCGAATACCGCCGCGCAACGGCGCGGACTTCAAGTTTTTGACGTGGGTCCCAGCCTTCTGACTGAAATCACGTCGCGACTTCCGTCGACTCATCCTCGAGCGCTTACGCATAACGTTTCTCCTCCTTCAGCAATCAACACCGAGTCGCACACGCGCACGGTAGTACACCCGGCGCACACGCTCGCAAAACAAATTCCAACGATACTCAAGCGGACCAACATGATAGGTCTCCTCGTAAATTATCTTCACATCAAATACCTCGAACGAAATAGTAAAGGGCCTACTTCCGAGGCCCAGTATACCGGTAACAGGGAAAACCTGTCACCTAGCACAGTTATGATCAAGCAAACTAACTGTGCCGACCAAACGGTCGCGCCTGCAGCGAGCAAAAAAAAGGGGCGCCGAAGCGCCCCAAATCACCCATGTACCCTAATACTAAGTAGGCGGGGCCTGGGTGCCGCCCTCGGGTGCCGGGGCGACTGACGCGCCCTCCGGGCTTGTCTGCTCAGCGGCCGCGACAAGCGACTCCGTCGCTTTCGCGATCCGCTCGAGCTCCGTCGACGTCTTCGGCTCTCTAAGCCCAAGCTCGGCCATCTCATCGGCATTGTTCTGATCCTGCACAAAGGCGAGGAACTCTCCTGGATCCTGATGGAAACGGTGTCGTAACTCGCCTGGAAGTGCATCGAACATATCCTGAGCCTCTCTGATGACCTCTTGGGCAGCATGAAAATCAACCGCCGGAACGTCGCCATACGACGCGGAATACGCGTCAAAGTGGCTCATCGCCACTCTCTGCGGATACTTCCGCAAAATATAATTAACGTCGCACTCGTCCTTAGCGGACTGAATGGTGCGACCCTCTTCCTTCGGAATTTCCGTTAGCACTCTCAGCGTCCCATTCGGACGCCTCACCAACTTCAAGCTCTTCGCTTTCAACACAGACATATCAATTACCTCCTCGGCCTTGCCGAATTCGAATTCTTAAGGGCTCGTCCGTTTTTGGAACCCGCGACATATCAGCCGCGCTCCACCGGTACAAGCCCATCAACTTATCGGTCGCCCACCGCTGAAAACGGTTACCGACCTCCATAGCAGTATCCCAGGCCGTCGTGGCCGCCTCGCCAACACGCGCGGCGGGCCCAATGACACCGGCCTGGTTCTGCCTAAGCTCTCCAAGAGCCAAATTAGCGAGCGTCGAACTCTCCAGGTTCTTCTCCGTCGCTCGCATATTCTTCAGCTCCTGGCGCAAGCGCAACGTCGCCAACGCGGTATTCACCGCAGGCGTCGCAACATCCGACGCCACATACGAGGACCCCGAAGGGGAACTCGCACCACGATTCGCTGACAAGATCGGGTTAAGTCCAGCCTTACGCAAATCAGCAACTTCGCGCGTATGAGCCGTACTCGACATCCGCTCCTGAAAAGCCATCTGCTCACGCGTCGACGCCTCCGTCTGCCGCCTGGCGCGCTCGCCACCAATGAGCGACAACGCGCTCGTAATACCGGTCCCAAGAAGACCTGCCGCTGCCGGGCCCATCAGAAGTGATCGATCAAGCCAGGCACACCGAACATCGGCATCGGCCGCGCACAATTCAAATTCATGTGCGAATCGAAAATAAAATGAGGCTCCGTGTTCACAGCGATCACCCGATCTATCGGGGGACTCGACTGAATAAACGTCGTATCCAAAGACGGCAACGACGAAAAATCCTCAGACAAATGCCACGCATCCAGTGAAGCGGCATTGTCCGACCGGAACAGCCCTGAAATACGTGAAGGCTTGTAGCGATACTCGTCATATCGCGCCTGATAACCAAACACCGCATCGTTAATCGTCCCGGTATCGCCGGACGTGAACCAGAGCTCCTTATTGAGAACGGACTGCTCGCCAATCATCGCGAGCGCAGGCCAGTAATAGTCGTAGCGGGTCTCACGCGACCACATACGCTCGAGGCCCTGTTGATACGTCAAGTCCGCATCGACACACACAAGCCCAATTAGGGTGCAATGTTCCGTAAAGGACTTCGTAAACCCGACACTTCCGCCTGCCGTACCAAAGGCAGCCAACGTACCTTGCGGGTCGGTAGAATCCGCCGCAGCTTCTTGGGACGTTTTCGCCACCGCACTAATGTTAATCGGGATCGACCCGCCTCCAAGGTACTCCGGCCTTTGCAGCCGAAAATCCGGCGACGTAACACCGAAATGCGCCTTGATAAGCTCGACATACCGTGTACCTCCTCGCGCATCGCGCTCGAGCAACTTCTGGATCTGGAACGCCTGGCGCAACTGGTTGATCGTTGCCGCCGTCGCGTTCGAAAGATCCGCGTACAAATTCGACGGATAAACACTGGTGCCAGTGCCGGCACCGCCAGTAACCAACGCGCCGCCCGACGAGTTAGTCTGCAAATCACCGGCCGCGTTCGCGCCGGCCGTCGTGTTAAACAAGAGCTGATTCTGCGCGCCCGAAATCTGGTCAGCCGACGCCGTCAAAACGTCCGCTTGTGTACCTAGCGGCAAATCGACGGAATCGCCTTTCTGAGGCCAGGGCAAACAGCTCGTGAAATAATCGTGGCGCTTACCGCGGCGCAACAAATCATAGTCGCCAGTGCCGCCGTCCGGACCATCATCGGTATTCACGGTCACAGAATCCTGCAAATTCTGGTCTCGGAACCACTCGTTATAAATCAGGTTATACGCACGAAACGGCAACGCGCTCACCATCGTGCCATCGAGACTCGCAACGTGCGGTAAACCCATGTAGTCGCAAAGCGCACGCGGCCCATCGGCAGTGGTCATATTAATCGTCGTGTTAGACCAATACTTCGGAATCGTGTAATCAATCGAGTCGGCGGGATTGTCCTGCGCACCGCAAAACTTCTCCCAGTTCTCCCAGAGCAAACGATTGGGCACTGCGAAAAAGAAAAAGGACATCTTCATGTTATCCATGACGGGATAGATCGGCGTCGCCAGCCGGGCAAACGCCGTCAATTTCGCGTTGAACGTATCGCCTGGCAGAGCCTCATCCACGAAGAACGGAACAAGGTACCCGGCGTCAAAACTGGTCTTATGTCCGTGCGATCGGTCAAAGCGCGATCGCGGAATCGACGCCTTCGGCACCCGCGAGAAATCGTGTTTCATTACAGAGCGCATCAGTCAGTACCTCCAGCTTTCTCCTCGAAGAGCTCATCGGCCTCGAGGCTCCTGGGGCCGCGAATATAACTCGCCGCAATACCCAACGACTTATGATCCTCCGGCGTGACCACGCCCGTCGAGTCGTCATAGGTACCGATGTAAAACAGCGTGTAATCGGTCGCGTGCTGACCGATCCTGTTATCGGCCTGGTTCGCCATATCGGCAAACACACGAACCGCTTCGCCTTCCTCGTTCATCACGAACGGCGGCGCATACACCAGAGCAACGGCATCGTAAATTGAAAAAACTTTCTTCCTCACAGTGATTTCTCCTTCAGAGATTGACGCGCTTTCGCGCACTTTTCCATGGCCGCCAGACGAGGGGCCGTGGATTCTTCCTCGAAGCGCAACGCTTCCACGCGTCGCTTCTTCTTAATTCTCTCAAAACCCTCGGCATCATTTCGCTCGAAGAGCACATCGTAATACCTCGGCGGCTTACCGTACACACCACGGCCCGGAATCGGCAATTCATCACGGGGGTAACAATCAGACGAGAACTTCTCCAGCCAATCGGCTCCAATACCGGGGCGGTTCGACATCGTCGCATATTCATGCTCAACCTCGTGCAACTC